ACAAAGATAGATATATGCTCAACAGCTTTAATCCTCATAGGAGCAACAACAATCACATCCTTCACGGATGACAGTACAGAGGCAACTGTCTGCAATACAATCTACGAGGATATTCTTAAAGCATCCCTGACAAGACACAGATGGAGATTTGCGTCAGAACAAAAGCAATTAAGTTTGCTGACAGCATCTCCGACAGGACGATTTGCGTATGCCTACCAACTGCCTACAAGTCCTCAACTCATACAAATTATTACACTAACAGTTAATGACGCTGTTATTCCATATGAACGATATGGAGATAAAGTTTATTTAGACAGCCATGGTAGTACCTCTACCGTTGTCTGCGATTACATCTTTCGCCAAGATGAAGCATATTTTCCTCCACACTTCATCTTGGCACTTGAATATCATTTAGCCAGTCTGTTTGCTGGATCAATAGCTAGGGATTCAGGAATGATTAAGCAATTTTCTGAAATGGCTGAACGACAATATTTAGTTGCCAAGAATATTGATTCGGCTGAAAAAACAAACCAGCAATTAAATCTAACTCGATTTACAAACTTAAGACAATCAACGAGAATTTAAATGGCTAGAACATTAAGAACTGTTCTAACTAACTTTAGTGGTGGAGAACTTAATCCCCTACTAAAAACAAGGACGGATGCAAAGGCATACTTCAACGGAGCGCAGACACTTCGCAACTGGTATATGCTGGATACTGGTGGAATCATGCGTAGGCAAGGAACTTCCTACAAGCAAACATTAAGTGGTGAATCTCGCATATTGCCATTTGTCTTTTCAGATGACGAAGTTGCCATATTTGCTTTAAGCAATAACAGGCTGGATGTCTTTAGCAGTACAGGAGCATCCATCCAAGCCAACATAACATCCAACTGCAACTGGACCACAGCCCAGTTATTTGAACTGAACATAGCTCAATTTGGCGATACAGTTTTTATAGCCAACAGAAATAATCCAACCGTTAAAATCAAGAGGGCATCAGCATCATCATTTGCTGCAACAGTATTTGCCTTTGATTCCCATTCTTCAGGATATCCACGCTATCAACCCTATTACAAGTATGAGGATAGTACCGTTACACTCACTCCAGCAGCAACGACTGGAAGTGGAGTTAATGTAACTGCATCATCTGCCATATTTGATTCTGATGCCAACTGGGTAGGCAAAGTCTTGCGCATTGGCGAAAAGGAAGTTGATATTACAGCAAGGACCAATACAACCGTTGTTGTCGTAACCATCAGGGAAACACTAGCAAGTACAAGTGCCAATGCTGAATGGGATGAACAACTGATTTCCTCTCACAGAGGATATCCCCAAGCAATTACTTTCCATGACAATAGATTGTGGTTGGCTGGAATTAAATCCAAGCCATCTTCAGTCAATGCCAGTCAGGTAGGCGATTACTTTAACTTCAGCGTAGGTACAGGTCTGTCAAGTGAAGGAATAGATGTTGCCATTAGTGGCGATCAGGTGAATGAAATTCGCCATCTTTATTCCAGTTCCAATCTACAAATTTTTACAGATGGTGGTGAATACATTATTCCAACATCATCCGATACTGCTGCAATTACTCCAAGCAACATTGTCTTTAGGCGACAAACACCCTATGGATGCTCTCGAACAAGACCAATTCTCTTTGACGGAGCATCCCTTTATACGCAAAAGAATGGTCAGGCAATTAGGGAGTTCATTTATTCCGATACCGAGGCTGGATACATTTCAACCAATATTTCGGTAATGGCTAGTCATCTTATAGACAGTCCAAAGGATATTGCCATGATTAGTGGCAGTTCCACTCGTCCTGAACAATTCGCTATTTTTACAAATAACGGAAGTACCCATGGTGGAAAACTAGCTGTCTTTCATTCGATAAGAGAGGAAGACATAGCTGGATGGACCATGTGGAGTACAAGGGATGATGATACATTTCACAGTGTTACAAGTGCCAACGAACACTTGTTTGCTGTATGCAAACGATCCTTGAATAGTGTAGTAACCTATACATTGGAGAAGTTTGCAGAAGATGATTCAACGAGCCTTGACTGTTCAACAGCGTCAACCCTAAACCAGCGTGGTACTCCTCTCGTTAAAGGCGCATCACAGTCAGGGCTTACATTAATCACGGATGGATTTACTTCAGCTCCACAGATACAGGAAGAATTTACAGTTAGTGGAGTATCAGGAACATACACCATTACTGCTGTTACCAACAATGGTGGTGGTACATATACCCTTACACTAGATGCTACATTGGCATCTTCCCCAGCAGATAACGCAGCCCTTACACTTACAAAAGGATTCTTGCATGATGTGAATGCCATTTATACAAGTGAATCCATTAATGCTGTAGCTGGTAATTCCTCATTGGGAGCATTTACGGTATCAGGTGGCGACCAAGTTACCTTTACCGTTGATCCCCAAGCAACAGGCGTAAGCATTGGATTCAATTATACTCCTTCCTTGGAAACCATGCCGATTGATGTGGAAACAGAAACTGGTCCTCATACTGGACTTCCTAGAAGAATAGTGCGTTGCATTGTGGATATAGCTGACGCATTGGATATATCATTGAAAGCTCCCAATTCATCTGCGACAGCGCATGAGCTGGTGATCTTGCAAAGTGGATTTACGATAGGTGATGATTTGATAAAGCAATCAGGAAAGAAAGAGTTTTATTTTTTAGGATATGATAAATCTCCTACAATAACAATAACACAGAATGATCCCTTGCCATTGAAGGTATTGGGAATGGCACTTGAGGTTCAAATAAGCTAATGGCTTGGTGGTTAGTAGCAGCAGCAGCAATGTCTGCTGGAAGTAGTCTTATGGGCTTCTCCATGGGGAGAAGGGAAGACAAGACACATCTTCAAAAACTGCATCAGAACAAGCTCCTTACTCGATTCAATACGGTATCCAATACTAATATTATACTGGATACTTTAAAATCAGCACAGTCTGATAATATAACGGTAGCTGGAACAGCCAATTATCATGCCTTTGATAGTGCCTCTTTCAAGGCAATTCAAAAGAGAATGACAACCTTGGCAGAAAAAGACATTACAAATTTAGAGTTGACTAATCAAATAGCGATTAGTGGAATAAATACTTCAATTTCCAATCTAAACTTTAATATGAGAATGAAAGAATTTAAACTTTTTATGGATATTGGATCAACAGTAGCATCAACGAATTATTACATGAAGGATCAAGCTACAGAAGTACGTATAAGACAAGCTGAAATAGTAAGACAAAATAAGATAAAGACAGAAATAGCAAGACAAGGAAGAATTGCAGCAGCGTATTACCAAAAAGGATATAACAAAGTACGGTTTGCTGATCGCTTTAAACAATTACCAAGTGGTCAATATGGATTTTATAAAGGAAGATAATGGCAATACTTAAAAAATATAAATCAATGGTGAATCTTCCACAGCCAAGTGGATTGAATATTCAGGTAAACAAGGACATACAGCCCTTTAATGCTCCTATTCAGGTTATGGCTCAACGAGCTGAACATGAAAGTACACTTGCCTTGGATGACTTGGATAATAAGATTGAAAAAGCTAAACTGCAAAACAAGGATCAAAAAACCTTTCTCAAGGAACAGGAAACAATGTTCAAGAAAAGGAATAAAACTCTCTTTGACAATACTTTGCTTTCAGAAAAGATTAAACTTATTGAGTTTGACAATTTTCTTAAGAACAAGCATTGGAACAGCCCTACTCTCTACGAGGCGAAGTTTGGTGAATATATTAAGGTAAAAATTCAATCAGGACTATTTCCTGATCCAACAAGATTATTAAAGTTTCAAGAAAAGGCATCATCATTAGGGATCGCCTCCATGGATGAGATCAGCAAGAATGTTGCAAAGGCATTGGAAAACGAATCTTGGGAACTGCTTAATCTTGCAAAGGAAAAAATTTCAACAAACATACAGGAAAGAATTTTCAGCATGGATTCCCTATCAGATGTGGCTGATCAAAATGCGCTGTATGCACAGGAAAGCATAAATTTAGAGGGAACTATAGTAAATTATATTGATAGTCATCAACAGATATCCACTAAAACGGAAGCAGACCTTCATGGTATTTTGGATTCATGGAGATTTGATCATGACAAGGCTTTCATAGAGCATTTCCTGACCAACATCATAATGCAACCTGATGAACCTAATTCGGTCTTCATGGCTGAAGCAATATGGGAAGCATGGAAGTCTGGTACTAAATTAAGAGATTTTAGTGGTCAATATTCATATGGTTTAGGTCAAGAAATAACTCGTAAAGCTGACAATATACTTCAAAATCTTTCAAGGGAAGAACAAGATGAATTTAATGCTGAATTAATAAAGATAAAAGAAAAACATGATGTTGCAACTATTATAGGTGAACCAGGAACTTTATTTAAGAATTTAGATGTTAAAGAAAAACAAGCCTTTGAGAAAGACATGTGGGCTTTTCTACAAAAAGGAATAACGGCTGAAGCAACAGAAGAAACTTTAAAAAATTATCCTACCGAGTTAACTCGAGATAAAGGAACACCAGAATTTTGGTTGGATTTATTGAATCGCTACACCTATGACCAGCATCCATTAAAAAGCAAAGAAGACATAATATCAAAAGTAGATACAGCAATAACAAATAAGAAAAAAGAATGGAAGGATACAAAGAATCAAGGAAACAAAGATGAATTAGCTGAACTAAATATTACTTTCGACATATTGAACAATAAGGACGAAATTGGTTCATGGAAAGAACCTACCAGCATTTCATATGATAAGAGTTTCGTAGAAAGCGTAACCAAGAAAATAGATGCTAATGGTGATTTGGTTACTGATAAAGAAAGAGTTGAGGTTGTTCTTAATGAACAAGCTACAGCTAAGAGATTGGAAACAATAGTTAATGAACTTCGTG